GCTATGACGTACACTGCCTTTGATCTACACAAAAAACTAGTGGATGAAGAGGGTTACGACCCTGCTAGCGACGAATATTATTCGGAAATAGATAAGAGAATAAGACTTGAATTTCCAAATAAATTTGATACAACTGATGGTAAGGTTCAAGAAAATACGACCAAGCCTACACAAATAGTAGCTTCAGCGAAGCGAAGTGTAAACAAATCAGGTCGCAAAACCGTGAGACTCACACCTTCTCAGGTTGCTATCGCTAAAAAATTAGGAGTGCCATTAGAAGAATATGCGAAACAAATAAAAATCACGAAGGAGGTATAGCATATGGAAAACGATAAAATGAAAACCCCGCGTGCGAGCCAGTCTAGAGCTAAAGATAAAAGACCTACGACTTGGACTCCACCATCATCTTTAGATGCACCACCTGCGCCAGACGGATACAGGCACAGATGGATAAGAACTGAAGTTTTAGGATTTGACGATACTAAAAACATGTCAGGTAAAATGAGATCCGGATGGGAATTAGTGAGAGCTGACGCTTATCCAGATACAACTTATCCAAGTCTGAAAGACGGTAAATACGCAGGAGTGATTGGAGTTGGTGGCCTAGTGCTTGCTAGGATACCGGAAGAGGTTGCCAAATCTCGAGAAGCTTACTTTGCTAAGCAAACTAAGGATCGAGACGATGCAGTTAACAACGACCTTATGAAGGAAGAGCACTCTAGCATGCCGATTAATGCTGAGAGACAAAGTCGTGTAACTTTTGGTGGTACGAAGAAATAATTTCTTTGCGATACCAAGACAAGCGCGATCATAAACAATAAACCATGTCTTAGGAGGACAACATTATGGCAAATAAAGACTCAGCTTTTGGATTAAGACCCATTGGCAAAGTTGGTCAGAATAGAGACAACCAAGGTTTATCTGAGTATGATATCGCAGCTTCTGCAACAGCGATTTTCCAGAACGACCCTGTCGAAATGGCAGCAACTGGAACAATAACTGTAGCGGCAGCAACAGATACATTACTAGGATCACTTAACGGTGTTTTCTTTACTGACGCATCAACAAGCAAACCGACATTTGCTAATCACCTAAAAGGCTCTAATACCGCTACGGATATTAAAGGCTTTGTAAGTGATGACCCTTATGAAAGGTTTGAAATACAATCGGACGACGCAACTGCGGCAGCAGACGTCGGCCTTAACGCTGATATTGTGTACGCATCAGGAGCTACTCCGAATTTCATTTCGAAAGTAGAACTAGATCATTCAGATCTTAAAACTGGTACGGCGCAATTAAGAGTACTCGGCATATCAAAAGACATCAATAATAACGAAGCAGGTTCTGCTAACGTTAACTTGGTGGTTATGATAAATGAGCACTTCTTAAAAGGCACAACAGGTATATAATAGGATAGGAGTATAATATTATGGCAATATCAAGAGGACAACTAGTTAAAGAACTAGAGCCAGGATTGAATGCACTATTCGGCCTGGAATATAAAAGATACGAAAATCAGCATGCTGAAATTTTCGACACAGAAAACAGTGACAGAGCTTTTGAAGAAGAAGTAATGTTATCTGGTTTCGCGCAAGCTCAAGTAAAACCAGAAGGATCTGGCGTAACTTTTGACAACGCACAAGAAACTTTCACAGCTAGATACACGCATGAAACAATTGCTTTAGCATTTGCTATCACAGAAGAAGCTATCGAAGATAATCTCTACGATAGACTAGCTTCTAGATACACAAAAGCTTTAGCAAGATCGATGGCAAACACTAAGCAGATCAAAGCTGCGAATGTATTAAACAATGCATTCAACAGTTCATTTGCTGGTGGTGATGGTAAGGAGCTTTGTGCTACTGACCACCCAACGATAGCTGGAACTTTCTCAAATGAGTTAGCGACATCAGCTGATCTTAACGAAACATCGTTAGAGCAGTCTCTGATCGACATTAACGCATTCACAGATGAGAGAGGTCTAAAAGTTGCAGCAAGAGGAGTAAAAATGATTATTCCTTCTGAGCTTCAGTTTACAGCTGAAAGACTGATGAAGTCTGCAGGCAGAACTGGAACGGCTGACAACGATGTAAACGCAATAGCGTCTATGGGAATGATCCCACAAGGTTATGTAGTGAACAACTACTTAACTGACACTGATGCGTTCTTCATCAAGACAGACGTGCCTAACGGAATGAAAATGTTCGTTAGATCACCGATCAAAACAGCTATGGAAGGTGACTTCGATACTGGTAACGTAAGATACAAAGCTAGAGAGAGATATTCATTTGGATTCTCAGACCCTAGAGGTATGTTCGGTTCACCAGGTGCGTAATCATCTGATTAACTAATTAAAAAGGGGGCTTTCGGGTCCCCTTTTTTTATGATAGAAAGAAATGGCAACCATGAAAAACTTCCACGTACAAATCAGAGCATATGGCTACTATACTGACTTCAACATAGAGTCTGAAGATAACAGTAAAGCCTTTGAAGATGCACTAGTTGACAAACTAGGAAAAAATGATATAAAATGGGAGAAAGATGGATTTATTAATAAGTCCAAAATATGGGTAACCTATGAGGAGGTTATAGATGCAAACGCAAATCAGGGACCTTTACAAAGCGAAGAGGGGTCTCGAAACAGAGTGGGCGGTGCACCAGCGTGACAACCAAAGATATACTTTGGATATGGTCAGGATTGACAATAAGATTAGAGAAGTTGTTAATCAAATTAAGTTAGAAGAAGCTAAGATAGCTAATCTAACTAATAAGATCGAAGACGCAGCACCCGAAGTTTCTGTAGCTACTTAGTCAAAAAGCTACATCTTGGATAAAAATCAAACCAAAGCACGGGCTCTCTTGCACTTTATTTAAATCTGCTATATAAAATAATCACTATACAATTAATTAGAACATAGACGCGTATAGTCGACGGCCTAGAGACTATGTTCGGAAACTAGGAGGATAATAATATGGCAAAAACTACATTTGCAGGTCCGGTGATATCCAAAAAAGGATTCATCCAAACAGGACCAGCTAACGTTGTAGACGCAGATGCTAGTGTGGCTCTTACAGTAGATTCCCACGCTGGAAAAATCGTACACAATGATGCAGCAGGAGCGGTGACTTACACGTTACCAGCAACTAATGCTACAGCTGATTCAGGAGTTGCAGGACCAGATGCAGACTTAACTAACTTAAACAATGTTGGTGCTAAATTTACAATCGTAAATTCTATCACGAAAACAGGAGATTTGGTGGTTCAAGTTGCAAACGCAACAGATGTTATGACAGGAATGGCAACTATCGTTGACACTGACACAAGTGACAACATGGAAGGATTCGTGACAGCATCTACTTCTGACACTATAACGTTAAATGGAAGTACAACTGGCGGCGTAACGCATGCTAGAATTGAGTGTACTGTTTTAGCTTCAGGTAAATATGCAGTTGAAGTATTTACAGGAGGAACAGGAAACTTAGCTACACCATTTAGTGCAGCAGTAAGTTAATAATTATGTGGGTGGGAAACTTTGAGACTTTTTGATCTCAATACCCACCCGCACCAATAGGAGAAGAATATGGCAGGCGGCGGATCGTTTATAAGTGATCAGAAGTTTACAACACTAACAGCAGATGGTAATTTCAAAACTATCACTGGTGGTAGTACAAATTTAGGTCCATGCAGAGTTACGTATATACAAGCTCATGCAGCAACTAATGGTGTTGTTAAATTACATGATGGAACTGGAACAGGTGGTTCTTTAGAATTACAGGTTAAGTTTGGATCAGAAGGATTAGATATAATGGTTCCTGGTTCTGGCATAAGATTCAAAACAGGAGTCTATTTAGATTTAGATCAAACAGACTCAGTAACGATAGGATACACAGGATAATGAAATCAGACGTAAAAGCAGTTAGAAAAACAGATGCTACATCAGTCTTCGCAGGTAGAACAAGATTAAGAGGAATTATTCTTGCTTCAACTGGATCAGCAGGTTCAGTAACTTTACAAGACGGTAACTCTGTTACACAATTTCAAGTAGATGTTCCAGCTGGCGATGTGTTTTCATATAATTTAGCAGAAGATGGTATTTTGTTTGAAGGTGGTATGACTATATCAGCAATTTCAAACGCTACTGCAACAATTATATTGGACAAGTAAGGAGATTAAATGGCTAATACTACTTCGGGTACAGTAATATTCGATAAGAATTTTGCTATAGACGAAAT